TGATTTATAAAGAACTTGTGCAGTATTTTGAGTTTCTATAACAAATCCTCTATTTCTCTTAAATGTTAATGGATTCATTTGAGCAATGTTTATATACTCAAGATCAGACGGTGTGAATATCTGCTCAAGATCATCGATTCCTAATATTTTTCCATTATTAACACCCGCTGCAATAGTCCAAGGAACTATACTTGTTGTTGTACTTAAATGCTTTCTCATATAAGTCAATCCAACATATGCTGCTGGCGGAACATCAATTGGTCTTCCAAAGTCATCAATTGTAACATACGGTAAGAAATATCCAACAGAAGTTACACCATTTCCTTTACCAAAAGAATAAAGGAATTCTGGATTACTTTCTGGGTCTCCACCCTTAGCAACATATTCAAGTTGTAAAGTACCACTTATATCTTTAAAAGATGGAGATACTGAGTTTTTAAATTGCTTCAATGATGGCATATTTAATATACCAAAAGCATCCAATCTATCACCACATATATCAACTAATTGTTGCTTAGAATCTGCTGAAAGTCCTAGACCGAATGAATCAATCAAGTATCTAAAGTCAAATGCTTCTTTATTTGTTAAAGATTTAAAAAGCGGAGTTCCTTTACCAATAACATCAAGTATTTGTGATTGTCTAGATTCAGAACCATCAGGAACTGATACTTCTCTTATTCTAAATCCTTTTAGTGATATAGCCTTATAAGTAGAAACGTAATCATCTATCTTAGTGTATCTGTTTGTTTGTTTATCACCATTGAATGTTCTAACTTTAATAGAAGAATCGCATGATAGTTCAACATAATTAGAATTCCCAGACCAAACTTTCTTACTTAATATTCTAGTAAGCTTCTTCGGCATTTGATCAACTGCTAAACTTAGAATATCGTAAGATGATTCTAAATAATCACCAACTTTAACTTCTGAATATCTAGTTCTTAAAACTAAAACCTTATTAGGTATAGAAACCCAACCCGCAGGTTCTTCTATTTCTAAAGTTTGTCTGAAATTACTCTTAAATGACTTAACATAAATTGTACTATTTGTTTCTAATGCATTATTTGCTGATTCAATAGACATAATTGATGCTTGATCTGTTAATGTGAAATCAGTGAAATTAACAACTAAATCTCCATTATCTTTTTGATATGCTCTAAGGTATAGAGGTGAATCATCAAATCCAGAACTATAACCATATATTTTACTAACATTTAATGTTTCTTCTGAAACAGTTTCCTTTATTTCAAATGCATAAAATGAGAATGTAGAACTATTTATACCATCAATTACTCCATTACTATAAGTTGATAGCAAATACGCTCTTCCTGTACCAGCTAGACCAGATGGATCAGATGGTAATAAAAGTCCATTAGCAACTGTTAGACCAGTATCAATACTATTTTCAAATGTACCACTATTAATATTACCACCTATAAAGAATGAATACCCAGTATCAAATTCATTATTTTGATTTTGGAAGTTTTCTACTTTATTAAAGTATGCTTCTGTTTTAGAAGAATATGTTCTTGTAGAACCGTCTTCGTTCAATTTTCTAACTTTAAATAATAGGTAATTATGTCCACTCAATGAAGCTGTTGCTGATGCTCCTGGCACAAACTGTACTTGAACCTCATCATATATTTCATTTTGATAGAAAATATCACCCGTTGATATTAAGCCTTGATCATATTGTGTATAGAAATTTGAATATCTACCAACAACACCCATTGAAGATGTACTACCACTATTTAATTCAGGTAGTGTATTTTTAGTTTCAAATCCATAATAATCCATTAAGAACTCATCATCAATTTTATAGAAAACTAGCTCTCCACTATTTACTATATTATTTACTAATGATTGTGTCATTCCACTTCTAACAACAAATGATTTATTAATAGTTGTTCCTGTTTTAATCTCATTAACTACCATATCAGATATTGATCTCTTCTCAGTAGCTCCTTTTGGACTTACTAACATCAAACCTTTATTTGAATTTGATGTATTTATATATGTTAATAAAGAGTTAAATGATTTAAATTTTCTATATTTTACATAATCTTTAACATCAGGTGTAGAATTAGTATTTAAAAATTCTACCTTAAAATCACCACCATTCAACAATAATTGAGGAGTTGATGCAGTGCTTATTTGATAATCTGTTCCGTATATCAATGGAATGTATGCATCTGCACCACCTGCACCACTTGAGGTTAGACCTACTGTGATATCTGTGATAGATGATGGTGTAACAAATGATCCACCATATAAACTTACAGTTCCCCATCCTAAAACAATATCACTTGCAGCAACTGTTGGCTTTGTGTTAACAACTGTTGTCTTTTTAGCAGAGATATTACCTTGTGTATCAATAACATATGCAATATTATATGATTGAGTTCCAGATGCCGTAGCAACTTGTGGATAATCTGTATTTGCAATAGTTATAGAATATGTTCCAGATAAAGGGATAAAGTTTCCACCTAAAACAGCATAACCATTATTAGATGTATTATTTACAGCATATTGTAAAGTAACACTTTGTGTTGTTGTTGTAAAACCACCATTTCTGTAAAGGTCATTAACATAACCTTCTGTGAACCAATATGTTCTATTAGAACTATTTAAAAATCCAAGGTTTATATCCTCATTAGGCCCAGATATAACACCACCTCTTAAAGAAGATGAGTCATTATAGCTATGTGTATAACTATTCAACATAATTGCTGAATTTGTACCAAATATAGCAGAAACATTTCCAACTCTATCTAAAACTCTATTTGAGAATATAGTAGTGTCTGTTATTTGCTCTTTATATGATAGGAAATTAATTGATAATTCACCATCTTTAATACCATCATTAGAATCTAATGATTGGTAATATGTTTCATCACTTGTTGGTGGATTGCTTAATAAACCATCAGAAACTAATGTGTTACCTATTAGATCAATAAGACCCTTTGGATAATCTGTTTCAAATAAATCATTATTGAATGCACAGAACAAACCTGTTTTATCAGTATCTCTATTTATTATTGTTTCAATAAATATGTTTCTACCATTCAAATCTCTAAAATAAGGTATCAAAGATAGTCCCTCATAATATCCTAAAGATGTTACATTTCTATCATTTGCGAAATTTCTAACTTCTGATTTTTTTAAACCTTCACTTGTAAAGTATTGTGTCCATCTTGGATCTACTGACAATTCACCATAATTTGACCAATCTCCACCAACAACAACAACATCAACTAAATAGTCAGATGCCATATCTGTTGCATAAACATAAGGTGGTAATTTTTCAATAGAACCGTACCATTCTAATAATGATCTATCAAATCCACTTATTGATGATTTAAAAACAAATGCAGTTACAAATCTATCTGATAAATTAGTTAAATTTAAAACTCTTTTTTCATAACCATCTACTAGTTTGGTATTATCGATGAATGTTTCAGAATCTCTCTTCCAGAATCCAGTTGTATCAAAGAATTTTCTATAAGGCGCTGTTCTCTCAACATCATTGTTATGTTGTGATGTTGCAGATAAAGATTGATACTCTATTGTATCAAGTGAATCATCTGTTAGAAGTAAATTAACTGCATAAACCGGAGCAGCTTCTAGCATTTTAGAAATTGTTCTATGAAAAAATGAACCTTTTCTCTCCAATTGTCTATCAATAGAACCAAATATTCTTTCTAGATCTCCAACGTTATTTAACATAACCGCAGAATTAACTGGACCTTTTTTTGAAAAACCTACAACTAGATTTGCAAAACCTTCTACGATAGGACTTGTAATAATAGATTTGTCAATTTCTTCTATGAATATTCCTGGTCTTTTGTATTTACCTATTTGAATTGCCATATTTTTTAATTATTTTTTATTTTATGTTTTATATATTTAATAGAAAAAGTGGTTTTTTTCTATTTTTATATATTAGTTGATAACTTTCGAATCCTATCAGCTTCAATTTTCATCTGATTGTCAAAATTTTTCTTTTTTTCCACATAATCCTTTTCTAATAGAGCCAATTTTCTTTTATTATCATTAATATTTGTATTTATTTTATTAAAATAATCATTAATATTCTCTTTTTGAACACTGTTAGCGTCAATTAAACTAGACTTTAGAGACGATATTTGATTTTTGATATCTGTGGATCTTAATTTATCATCTATAATTGATGTTGATATTCTATCAACTTGTCTTTTTAAACGTGATATAGATTCATAGGCAGATAGATATTTATTCTTATTCTTATTTGAATTATATACTTTACTAAGCAATTCAGAATTTATTTTCTCCTCATCATACTCATTATTATTAAATATGTTATCAATAGCACTCTTCTTTTGTTCATATTCAGATATATCAGACTTTATAGTATTTAGAACATCTAAATTTATATTTTTATTATCATTACCCAACTTATCATCTGGTTTAACAGATTTTATATCATCAACTGACATTTCATCAACTGCTTCGAAAATCTTAAAACTTTTTATATAGCGCATTTATTATATATTAAAAATTAAAATAAATAAACTATTGAAAATCATTCTTAATATTATCAGAATCGTAATATCCAGAATCATAATACTTACTAAGTAGATTCCACATACTTTTACATATTGAATCAGATACATCATAGTGTTTATTATTTATAACAAGAACATATTTATCAGAAACACCAAATAATATAGATGTGTTTCTCTTATGTGTACCTGACTTCTGTATATCAATTTTATATAATATCTCCTTTTTAATAGTTATGGATATTTTATAATCTGCATATTTTTTAATATCCAGTTTATCACCATTTTTAATTAAATATTTTAAATGTGTTAAAATTTTATTAGCAATATCATCATGATCCTTACTAAAAAATCCTTCGAATTTTTTTATCACAATTGTGTTTTTATTTTATCATATCTTTGAATAGATAATTTATCCTTTAATTTTGAACTTGTCTTTCTCTCCTCTAAATACGGCAAATTTTCTTCTTTTAAACAAAGAACTTCAATATTATTAAAAGACCATTCTACAGCCTTAGATCTCCCAATATCTTGATAATCATCGAAGCTAATAGCTTTACCCTTAATAGAATTACTAGAAGTAAATCTGAACTTTATAAACTCAGGACTGATTCCTTCAGCTCTCTCACCATATATGGATATCTTAGATAAATCAAATGGAAAATTATTATTAGTTAATATCATTATATAATCTTCACCAAGCTTCTCAGTAAATACACCATAGTAGTCTTTCTCTTCATCATTAGATTTTGCAGTAAATTTAAGTGCTATATTTTTATTATCTTTTAAAGTTAGTTCTAAGCTATCTCTTAACTCAGCAATTTTTGAAATCGGCTTCATATCCAATTCAACACTAGAAATTTGTTTAGAAACAATAGCATTTTTTTTAGAATCTCCTGGTCTAGAATCTAAAACCTTATCATCTAAAAATTTCTCAGGTATATCAAAGTACTCACTTATGAATTTAGGCATAGCTCCACTTCTATACATCTTATTATCATTTAATAAACTATTTATAAAATTAAGTAATATTTTACCACCCTTTTTTATATCATCACCACCCTGTTTAAATTTAAATATTGCATTATCACTAAATATAGATCTGTATTTAGTATCACTTAAAACATCAAGAACCCCATTATTCCAAGTTTCCCATAGTTCTATATTTCTATAAGGACCACCGCCTGGCTCATTTGGTGTACCACTATTGCCATCACCTACATACTCATATTCTCTAAATACTTTATTTGACACTTTCCCAGAACTTCTACCAGATGGTATTACACCCGGTGTATGAATCCTCCAAGCTCTATTAAACGCTCTGACAATCTCTATTACTTGATCCTCAGCATCAAATATAAATTTATCACCATCTACCTCACTTATAGAACTCTCAATCTCCTGCTTTCTCTCATCCGATATTTCAAAGTATGAAATCTTATCAGAAAATATTTCATCAAATTTAGATTTTATACTACTAGAGAATTCATTTCTCTCCTTTATAAGAATAAACTTATTATAAAGGAATATATTTTCATTATTTTTAAAAGACTTCTCTAAATTATTAAAGCTATTGATTATACCTAACATTGGAGTCTTTGCACTACCAAATGCGCCTAATATACCACTGTCCTCATTAAATACCAATACAACTCTTAGAAAGAGCGATATTGACTTCGAGAAATCATTTATACTTAAAGACTCCTTTAATACATCTTCGAGTTTTATCTCGGCACCAACAGTCTTTTTATTAGAAACAACTTGTTTACCCAAAGAAATTATATTTTTTTTAGTCTTAAAAAACTCATCTTTACCATCTTTTATACTTATCGATAACATTTTCTCAATTTTACTTAAATAAATTGATAAATTCGAATCTTTATATGCCTTAACAACCCTCAACCAAGTTCTTTTAGCATCTAATTCGTTTTCTTCTAGATTTGCCTCACCCTCAAATAACTTTGATTCAGGGACTAAAACATCTTTTTTTGAAGTTATACTATAATCTTCTTTAGGCTTTGAACTATTGAAAGTAGAAAATTGTTTATTATTTAATAATAACTCATTTTTATAAAATGAGAGTCTTTCTTTATTATTACTATCTGTATAAATACTAATTGCCTTTTTACACAACTCAACTAAGTTTTTTAAAACATCAATATTTTTTTTAGTCTTAAATAATAACTTAAGTCTCTTATACTCATTCTCATTAAAATTAGTAGGTATATTTTTTTGCACTTTCTTATCATTAAATCTCACTACATTTTTTTCAATCATTGATCCAATATCAACTAGAGATTGTAATAATATTTTTGTTTCTTTATAGATAACCTCCTCAGTATTATCATTATTGTTATTATTATTGTTATTATCAGAATCTACAACATTTTCGCTTGATAGATTCTTTAAAAACTCTAAAAATTCATTCAAAGATTCTAACATCAATTCTTTATTATCAAATTCACGTATACTAACTTTTGAAATTAAATTTTCAGTAGTTTCTATAAGCAAATCTACATCTTCCTCGTTTTCTACTTGTTTTTTAAGAACACCTAAGAGATTTGATATTTCTAAAAAATGTATTTGTGTTACATCTGATACATCAATTTTACCGACTTCTAATAAGATATCGAAATATTCTTTTAGTTTTTTAACTAAAGATGTCATTTTACTCTGATTAAAGCTAATCTTTGACTTTCTAGCCAATGAATTAACTAATCTACCTATTAATGTATCTCCCCAATTTGCATCATTTGCAAAAGCCGCCTCATTAATTGACTTTTTATATTTAAGATAATCTTCCCTTTTTAATATTCTCTTCATTTCAAAGCTAAAATTTTTTATATATATATATATTAAATTATTTCCTTATATTTACAAACTAAACGAATCTGATATGACAAATGTAACTTGCATAGACCTAAGAATGTTCAATTTAGCACAATTAAAAGAGATATCTGTTAAATTTAATCTCAAATATGAAACTCTTTTAGAAGCTAAAAGAAATAAAATTGCTAAAGTCTGGCTTATCATAGGTGGTTATGATAAAAATTCAGAATCTTTAGTTGCATACACAGTAAAAGGTAATGACACTATTATCTATAATAATTCTTTTGGATTATTTTTGAATGATATCAAATCATTTGAACTTGAGAAAAATATCATTGAATTAGATGTTGATACACTTCTAGAAAAAATCTCTAAATTTGGAATCAAATCTCTAAAAAAAGAAGAAAAGGATTTTTTAGATAAAGCTTGACTTTCATTAATTTATATTAATTAGACTACTTCATGTAGTCTTTTTTTTTGCTCAATTTTTAACATTTAGTATATTCACTATATTAACAAACAATATATAAATAGAATTGTTATGAGATATATTGAATTATTAATAAATGATAGGTCTATAAATGGTGATAAACAAATAGACGAAATTCTAACATCTAAAGGGTTTTACTGGTTAGTTGATTCGGAAATAGAAAATTCAAAAATTGAAATAAAGAATAATACCATCATTTGGTATGAAGGTACATTTTACTCTGGAAGATGGGAATTTGGTATATTCAAAGATGGTATATTTCATGGCGAATGGATAAACGGAATATTTGAGGGTGGTAAATATAAAGGTAGTGGAATGTAATCAAAGGTGATATAAAAAAAAATTTTTCATTTATGAAAAAGAAGAAAGTAGAACTAATGAGAAGATTTGATGTTTGGTCAGATAACTTCATAAAAATAGATACAGAGGGTGAGGACTACTATTTTGAAATAGGTACTGATATCACAACAGACATTGGAGAAGCAGTATCAATAATGATGAAATTTAGAAATAGATGGGATGAAAAATTTTGGGATATTGAAATAGGTAATATCAATTATCTTAATATAACACCAGAAAATTCATTATACTGGCTATCTGGTGGTGATCAAGAATGGAAAGATTTAGAAAACTATAAAAAGAATTGGTCTGAATGTTACATACATTACCAAAAAGAATTTGGTTTGATATTAATAGACATTATCAAAAATTCAAAGACACTTAAAGATATAAGAGATGGTTTTGTAGCCGAACTAGGTATAGAAAGGCTTTATGAATTTGCACTTAAAAATAGTTTTATATAATTTATATATAGTTAATGAATGCACATTTTATAGAAATAGATACTATATTAAAAACAGATGCTAAACCATGGATTGTTGATAAAGAACAACCTAATATACCATTGTTAAAAATAGATATATCTGACTTTAAACTATTTAAATCTGGAATATTTAAATCACAATCTAATAAAATAAATTTTAATGGTAAAACATTTTGGTTATCTAATAATTTTATGAATAAAGTTAAAGCTGTTGTGAAAAAAAACAACTCAGATATTTATAATATAGGAATTTCTATGCAAGAATTCTTAAATCCTGCAATATCTAATAAACTTAATTTTGAAATAAATACCACAATATTTAATAATATCATTAATACTAATGAAGATATCTATGTAATATGTTCTAAAAAGACTAAAGAGAATTATAATACACAAATTATTAAACTAGAAGAAGAGCTTAAAAAAATAGGACTAATAATAAAAAAATATTATTTTATTTCTGAAACATTTTTTAATAAAAATAGTGATAATATTGCTTATCTTAAAACGAAACTAATCTTACAACATCTAATTGGTAAGAAAACAAATGGTGATATCTTCACAGATGAAGATATTAGAAAATATAATTTAATAACTTATTATGATGATAATATGAAGTCTATTGAAGTTTCCAAAAAAATAAATAATATTTTAGATAAATTGTTATTAAAGACTGATAATATAACTAAATTGGATATTAAAAAGATTATTAAAGATAATGATTGTCTATTATATATAAAGGAACTTACTAATAATAGATCTAAACCATTTATTGAATATAATACAAGCCTAGTATATTCAAATGTTATAAAAAAATTTGAAAGTTGGAATTACTTATGATTTTGGCTTACGCTTTTTCATAGCTTCACTAATTATATCATTTAACTTCTTATTATCAATAATTTGAGTATCATTTTTTTCCTCCGAATCTTGATTTAAAACAGATGCAACTTCTGAAAGATCTTCTCTAAACTTCTTATAATATTCTTCTAATTCAGTTCTCTGTGATGATGCAAATTTCATATTTTCCCTAACCTCCCTTATTGTCTGATTTATAACCTCATGCATTCTTGCAGAATTATCACCATTATCAACTTGTCTCATCTGTGTTAAAAAATTCTTTCTTGTCATTTTAGATAGGAATAATGTTTCAGCATAAACCATTCCATCCTCTCTAACCTTATTCTTTATATAAGGATGTTGCTTTAAATCACCAAATTCACTTAAGTATAAATCAACAAGTGATTCTATAACCTCCATACCCTTCATACCAGCAACAGATAAGTCAGAGTCATAATCGTATATCTCTATCTCACCAAGATCAGGCACATCATCAATTGTTGCAAGTCTTCGAACAATATCAAAGTCTATATTTTCCTCTTGTATCATATCAAACTCATCATTTATACGATTGCGTTCTTTATCCACTTTTGACATTGTACCCATATATATATATATATAATAAAAAACTACATACATATGTGTAGTTTTAAAAATAGATAATATATGAGTAGACAAATAATTTGGACAACCAAGACTGTAAATGCTGTTGCTGATAAAATGAATAATGGATTTGTATTTACAAAACTTGATGATCCATTCGTTGATAAAACTGTAGGTATTAGAAGACCTAAATTAACATTCAGTATGACAGATTTAGAACAAGAAGAGTATATACATTGTGCGCTCGATATACACTATTTTGCTGAAACCTATTGCTTTATAAAAGGTGAGGACGGACAACCTATAATAATACCTTTAAGAGATTATCAAAATGAAATTTTAGATAATTTTTTCTCTAATAGATTCAATATCCTTATGGCTAGCAGACAAATTGGTAAAACAATCTGCGCATCAATTACGATGTTACACTATGTTATGTTTAACAATAATAAAAATGTATTAGTTACTGCAAATAAATTAGATACTTCGATTGAAGTATTAGATAAAATAAAAGAGATATATCAACAACTACCATTCTTTCTACAACAAGGTGTTGTAAACTGGAATCAAAAGTTTATGATATTCGAGAATAAATGTAGAATTAAAGGATTTGCCACAACAAAAACCTCATCTATCGGTAATACTGCGGATTTTTTATATCTTGATGAGTTTGCATATTTACCTGATAATATTGCAAATAAATTTTATAAGTCAATATTTCCAACTGTGTCTAATATAGAGAATTCTAAAATAATAATAACGTCAACTCCTGATGGATTTAACCTTTTTCATAAACTATTAACTGATGCAGAAAAGCCTGAAGGTGAAAAGTCATCTTATGTAGCTAAGAGAGTTTATTGGTGGCAAGTTCCAAAAAGATTCGCAACCTATATAAGGCTTAATAATAAAAAAGTAAATAATTTTGATATAGATAGAAATAAACTATTAGAATACCTAAATGTGACTTATCCAAAAAATAAACACTCGATATCCTATGATGAAGAGTTAAAAAAATGGGTAATAACAACTATAAATACTACTGATTGCTCTGAGGAAGATATACTTCAAGAAGTATTCAATGGTATAAGATTTGTTGAGTTTTCTGAAATAACAACATGGAAAAAGCAGACAATAATAGATATTGGTGGTGAGGAAGCATTTAATCAAGAGTATGATTTAAGATTTATAAATGAATCACGTAGTTTAATATCAGAGAAATTAATAGAAGAACTAACAAGAAATAAAAAGCCATATGAATATGAGGAATTAAGTGAATTAGATAAACTTAGATTCTCATATAAAGATTTAGTATGGATAAAAGATGAAGATATATTTACCCCTCTACAAAGAAAGGATTTAAAGATAATTATTTCGGTAGATATTGCCGAAGGACTTGGACAAGATTATTCAATAATCAATATATTTAAAATAAATAAGAAAACTGATGAATTGATTGATAGTCAAAAAAATAAATATAAAAATATAGTTGATTTTATCAAATTAGAACAAATTGGTGTATTTAGAAGTAACCTTGTTTCAGTTGAACAACTTGCTGAACTTTTATATCTAATAAGCTTTGAATACTTCAATCCAGATAATGTTAAAATTGTTTTAGAGATAAATACATATGGTAGTGAATTATTAGCTCATTTACCTCATGTATTTGACGGCAATAATAATTATGGTTCTTCAATATTTTTCAGATTTAAACACAGAATTGATGCAACTGAAGAAAAAATTGGTTTAAAAATTGGTGAAAATAAAAACTTATTAATAAAAGAATACCAAGATAGAATGAGTAGTGGATCTGTTATAGTTACACATCATGAAAATATAAATGAAATAACAACCTTTATAAAACATACTACATCAGCCGGTAATATTAAATATTCAGCAGATGGATCATCTAATGATGATCTAGTTATGTCTATAGTTGATATGTGTTCAATATTTCAGAAAAATGAATTTAGACAAATTGTTGAGGATTATGCAGAAAGTCTAACTGATAAAACTTTTTTAAATCGTGTGAATATAACTATAGAATCTTTAGGACATATAGATAAAATAGATTACAAGCAAGTCTTAGATATAAGAAGGAACAAAAAGAATAGTTATTTAAACAATAGAGATAATTATAATCCTTTCAAAAATTAATAAAATATTATGTTAGAAGTTAGAATTGTAGATGAATGTGTAGTAGTAGTCACTAAGAAAGTCATTGAATTAACAGAAAATGGTTTATTAGAAATGCTAATAAATAATACAGTTGATACTATCAAGCAATATATAATACCAGAGGATATGCTATTGAAACACTTCACAAAACTTGATAAATCAATAATTATTGAGAATATAAATCTTTCAGAAGACTTTATATTAAAAGCAATTGAATTAAAATTAATATTGAACTCCGATATTTTTACATTAAACATGTCATCTTATTCAAATTTATCAGAAAAGTTTATAGAAGAATATAAGTCACATATAAATTGGAAAAGAATGATGTTGTATATGATATCATCAAATGATAACATTATTATTGAGAATTTTGTAGATATTATCTACAAAAATGACTTATGGAGTCTTATAAGTGGTTGTAATCTAAGTATAGATTTTATAAGAGATTATAAAGAATATCTTGACTGGTCAATACTATCATTTAGTAGAGAATTCACACCTGAAGAAGAAGAAGAATTTAAAGGCTTTTTTAAAGAAAAGGTAAAGGGAAAAGAAGTAGTCTATTTCTCATCCACTTACTCAAAAAATCAACTAAAATCATCAGATATAGAGGATTTAATTAGTCTTAAAATATTACCAGGATTATAATATTCTAAATTATAATAATATTATATGCATCATCATTTTGACTCTTCTTAATGACTTTATTAATACGTCTCATCTCCTCTTTATCTGATAAAACAATTTCTCCTATAGTTGAAATTATCTTACTACTATCATTTGAGAAAATAGCATTTAAGCTAGAAATTGCCATAGTCGAAATTATTAAACTAAATATTTCTGATATTTTCATATTACCTCAATTTTCTTCTATTGTTACAGAAAGACCACCACCTTGTAATTTTTCTTTCATGTTTGAAAGGCTTTCATAATAACCATATTTAACATCACACTCACCATTAAAATGTACAATATGTGCGCATTGCTCAGCCTGTGTTTGCTCATGTCCACAAACTTTAATAAGACACTTGATGACCCAATCAAAAGAATTATTATCATCATTATGTAATATTAGTTTATAAGGATTTTGTAGTATCGATTCAACTTCTGACTTCACTTCTTTTTTCGTTATAGTACCCATATATTTTATATATTACTTTAGTTAAAATGTTTTGTTTGCTTGCTAACCACATTTGTAATCTCAATCTTACAAGGCATATCTCTCGCCCATTGCTCAAATTTAACCAAATGTTCATATCTATCATCATACATTATAAAAACATCTGGCTTTTGTTTCATAATCAATTTACTAAATAGTTCAGATTTGAAATCATAAGTATCTCTACCAGGATTACAATGTACTTCATCGAAAAAAATACTATTTACATCTAAAAGTATATCTACCTCTCTTCTCATTTTCTTTTCAAGCCTACCAGTTGCTAAAATAACATAGGAATTTTCATCAGCTTTATGTTTTAAATATTCATTGTAGACATAAATATTTAGAGGTATCTCAAATATATCCAAATTTAAAGTTTCTTTTCTACCCCACCAACCAGCATAAGGCCAATCTAAACCTGTTTTATTTTTAAATATTTCTTGACCCTCTTTAGGCTCTGGGGTAAAAAAGAGTGTCTTATCTAGATCGAAGGATATTAGCTTGCTCATAATTATAATTATATATATAATACAAATATATCGAAAAAAATCGATACCAAAAAATAATATATATGAGAAAACTTAAACTATGATATCAAACATATTAAAAATAACAAATACTAAAAAATTATTAATTTTAATAACAACAGTATGTCTATTGTTAGTACTTAGCTTTGCATTATCATTTAATAATAATAATAGAAAAGAAATAAAAAGGCTTGAAAAATCTAATAAAGAAATTCAAATTGAAAGAAACTCATTGAAAATCAATAATTTAAAATTGAAAAATGATGTTCTAAAAATAGAATCCAATATTGAGAAAAGAAAAAAAACAATAGATTCTCTAACAATAATTCTATCTGAAAAAGATTTTGAAATAAAACTTATAAATATTAAAATATATACAGATCAAAAGGAAGTTAATAAAACTAAGATGAACATAGATTATCTTAAAAAGAATCCGATAAAGAGAACAGGTGATGAGCTACTTAACTCAATAAATGAAAAAACTAAAAAATGAAAAAATTATTTACAATATTATCAATATTATTATACACATTATCATTTTCACAAAATAATAAAATACCTAGATATATAATAGAAGATGGTGATACAATTGGTATTCTATTATCAATAGAACAGGTTCAAAATCTTGATAACAAATCAGAATTACTAATCTTATTTGAAGATTTAGAATTAAAATCAGATAGATTAAATCAGAATTATATAGATATTATCAATAAATCTAATGAAAAAATGGTAATTTTAGACTATAAAATATTACAACAACAAAAAGAAAATGATGATTATCAGTTAATTATTATAAATTTAAAAAAACAAATAGCTAACTGTGAGGAAAATGTCAAATTATGTGATTTACAAAAATCAAATAAAGATAAGGAAATAGAAATATTTAAACAAACTATTAGGAAAGAAAAATTTAAAAAATGGCTAAGTGTTGGAGGAAATATAGCTATTGTTATCACTATACTATTTTTAGTAATAAAATAAGTAAAAAAATGGTTTTTATATAATAATATATAAACTATAAAAAATATATTTTAAAGGATGAGACATCTTAGAAAATTTGAAAAATACACAAATCTAAAGAAAAAAGATCAGATTATTAAGGAATCTGTACTTCAAGTAAATGATATCTATAAAGTAAGCACTTTCATAGATATTCCACAATCTTTAATAAATGCATATGTTAAAAAAGTAAAGGATAATACTGGTAGAAATCTTAGACAATTCTTTGGTGATAATGATATTGCTGAACAAATAATTAAATACATAAATACCAACTTCTTAAATATTGATCAAATACCTGCCGGAGCCCTTACTGGTGACGCACAAGCACAAGGTCAAAATGCACAAAATGGACAGGTTCAAGGACAGGTTCAAATTCAACCAGAGGGACAAGCTCAGGTTCAAGGACAAGGACAGGTTCAAGGACAAGTTCAAGGACAGGTTCAAGGTCAAGGACAGGTTCAAGGACAAGGACAAGGACAGGTTCAAGGTCAAGGACAGGTTCAAGGTCAAGGACAGGTTCAGGGTCAAGGACAGGTTCAGGGTCAAGGACAGGTTCAGGGTCAAGGACAGGGTCAAGGACAGGGTCAAGGACAGGGTCAAGGACAGGTTCAAGTACAAACACAGAGCCAAGGACAATCACAAGATGATTTTGAAGACATTGAGGATGAGGATGAAGAAAATGAAGAGGATAATGAAAGATTACCATTATAAATACTAGAATAAATACTAAAATTAAAGAAAGAACGATATTATTATCGTTCTTTCTTAATATATAGTATATGATTAAGAAATTTAAATTATTTAGAGAAAATATAAGTTCTAAAGATATATTGATTATTATTGATGTACAAAAAAGCTTCCGAAAATTTTTTACAGAAATGTATTTAAATGAATTAGGTAAGTATTGTAATATGTTTAATAATGTTTACCAAATTTGGGACAATCACATAGATGGTAAAAATGTAGATGATGATTATTTATATGATGATAATCCTGATATTCCTTCACATAGTGATTTATATAAATTTCCTAATCAAAGTGAATTGATAGAAAAAAGATATAATTATGATGTAGATGCTGATTTTTATAAAAAGATTTTAAGTAAAGAAGTACATAAAGAGATTATTAATAAAGAAAATACCAAACAATTAAAAAGAGGTAGTACTTTTCTAACAAAAGAAGGTACCATTATAGTATATATTGGTAATAATCATAAATGGTTTCATTGTCCTAAAAAGTTATATGATATTTTAAAAGTAAATAAAGATAAATTAATATATATCGTAGGGGGAAGTGATTCAGAATGTCTAGAAGATATTTTTATAACAGCAGAATCAATGGGTGTTAATATAAAAAGAAATTATAAATTCATCTATTCTGCTAGTCATTGTCCTATATAAAATAATAATATGTTAAAAGATTATTACCAATTTATAAATGAAGTTAAAAAAGAAAAACTAAACTTTTTTAGAAATAATGAGATATCTAACTTATTCTATTGTTCTATCGAAATAGAAATAGAAACAGAAGATGATTTTGAGAGTGATGAGGATTATAGTGTTGAATTTGTTTCTGAGATAATTAAAAGAATTAAAAATTCTGTCATTAAAGAATTGCTAAGAATCGATGACTTTATTTTATCAAATGATATAGAAGAGTTTATAGATAATATTTTAGACGAAATTAGTCATGAATATGAAGATTATGAAATATTTGATAATCTTATAGATGAGGATAAATATACTGAATTAAATTATAAGAAATTAATAATTAGTCTTATAAAACCTCAAGTAATTACATACTTCTTCAAAGATAATTATCATTTTCTAGAAGAGAGATTTAAAGAAAATCTTCCCAACTTTTACGAAAAATATTCAGAAGTTATCAAGTTTGAACTTGATAACACTTTAAATAAAGGTATAGAAATCTCTAATATAAAATACTTTAATAATATTAACGATTTAATTGAGATGATAGAAATTTTCTATAAAGATTTTTCATCTCAAAATTATTGGATATTTAATGAGAATACAGGTATCCATATTAATATTGGTCCTAAAAATACCTCACATTTTAATTATATAAAAGGATTACTTTTTTTAAATGATAATGGTGCTGAACCATTTGTATTTAAAAATATGGAATGGAGAAAGAAATCCGAATTTTGTAAATCTTTATTAGAAGAACTATCAAAAAATAAAGAAATTATAAATATCGCACAATCACGTGTAAAAAATAACAAGATTAGTTTAGCTGAAAATTTAATGAATACTGAACTTCTATTAATACTTAGAAATATTGGATATAAAAAATTTGGTGTTAATTTAACTCCTGTGAAAAGATTTAATTATGTTGAATTTAGATATCCTGGGGGTGAAATATCAAAAGATACATTAATTGATAAAGTTCTTTACTTTACATACATATTATATCTAATGGTTAATAATGATTTTGATAAAAAAGAATATCAAAAAAAACTATTCAAATATACTAATAAAAAAACTCCAGATTAAATCTGGAGTTTTTATTATTTACTGGGATAAACTTGTTGAATCAATAGGATCGGATTCCTCTAAAGAGATTGCCCATGTTTGTATCTCTTCTGTTAATCTCTTAACGCTCGCATCATAGTAACTAACAATCTTTGAAATATCACCAATTCTAATAAGAATTTTAGAAAAAGTAATTGATTCTTTTGTAAGTCCCTTTACTTTATAATTCTGAATTAAGTGATAGATATACGTTATTTCTGTTGGCGTTACACCAAATGTCTTTAATTCTAAATCTGTATTATATTTAGAACCTGACATAGAACCTAAAAGTTCACTTAGTTCAAGAGCTATGAATAATGTATTAACATCATACTCTAATTTCTTCAATAGAAGATCAGTTAATAAATTATACTGTGATCTATCTAAGTAAAAATTAAATTTTGCTTCTCTAAGATTATGTTGATATGTCTTCCACATATTCTGCGCATAATCATAATCTGAATCTCTCTCAAGATCCGTCTTACCAAGACCACTTGTCACCTCGATATAATTTTCAATATTCAAGATGTCTTTATCCAATTGATCTTCGATTGCTAAATCAAGTATTCTATATTCCTCCTCATTAAAATGAAACTGAACGTCTGGCTTGATAGTATTTACTTCTAATTTATTCATAATTTATTTATATTTTAACTCTCATATTAGTTACATCAAATATGCTATCCAATGTTTCTAATTTACCCTTAGCGGTTGCTAAGATATCTATCCATTTATCTTGTTCTGATAAAATATCAGAATGCTCACCAATTGCTGCTAGGTTCTTCTCACTTAAATATAAAGATAGATTGGCTTTAGCCTCTTCTATCTGTGCCTCATAACGCTTTCTGAGTGCATTTACATAATTTAATACTATCATAATATAAATTCTTCTTTACCATCAGACTTTTGTTCCTGATATAATTCTTCAACACCATTTGCTTTTGTTACCTTTTCAACACCGTACTTTGTTATTAGTGATGAGAATGTGCTTAAATTTGGCTTAATCATTTTAATCTTACCAGATTGTATGTCTA